TTTAAGAGAACCAATTAGACTATAGGTGCCAAATATACTATCATACAATTCACCACCAAAATCTCGTTGTGAATTTCTTAATTTATCTTGTTTTTTCGCCTGTTCTTTTTCAAACTTTCTATCAGCCTTTCTATCTTTTGCAGCATCACTAGTTTTGGCTCTTGCAATATCCGCATCAAGCTTGGCCAGTTCCGCGGCCTGATCGGCTCTTTTTTCTTCAATCTTTAAAGCATTATCTTCTGTTGCGGCCTCTTTATCAAGAAGTGCATTTTCTTTCTTGATACGGATTTGTAATTCTTTGAGTCTCTTATTGGCTGCCTTACCTTCCTTGGACATATTCCAGGCTCGGTCAGCCTCAATCTTATTAAGCTTTTTAGTAACGTCAGCAAGACGTTTTTTATTGTCTAATTCAGCTTCTGTATCTGTGGCCATTTATTTTTTACCTTTAGGTATTGGTGAACCAGCCTTACCAACATATAGTCCAAAGAACGCAGCACCAGCTCCAACTATGGTAGATATGAATGCTGCTTGGGCATTGGTAGGATCGTCTAGAGCCATGAACCATGTAGTAGATGAATAAAATGCATAGATATAAGCCACCATGATGAGTCTGGGGATTAACCTAAACTGATCCATAATACCAGAAGTTTTATTATACCATGTAGGTTCATCTTGTCCCCGTGCTGGTACAATATCTTCTACTGCGAGCTCATACTCTTTAGTAGTTTCTACAATTCTTACCTTTTCTTCAGCCACTATTTTCTCCTAGCCTCTGCCGTTCTTCGCTCTTTCTCCTCTTTCAAATATTGAACTAGAAGTGCAGCATATATGGATCTCTCCCAAGGCAACATCTCCATTAAATCTGAATACGAATATTGATGATGTTGCATTAAACCAAAGTTCAATTTTATATGATGCTCTAAACTATCGTGAGAAAGAGCTATGCGAAAAAACTGTTAAGGCCCTCCAATGTTTTTTTATGTTTCTTTTTAGTCTTAGGATTCTGAAACTCAATGTCATGACTCAATTTAGGCATTGTCTCAAAGAACTTTTGCATATCAGCAAACTGCTGAGTATTCAAACTATCAAGAAAATCTGACAATTCTTTTTTATTAAAATCTGCTCGTTCATGGATAGTTTCCCCATCTATGATACGTTTTACACACTTACCAATTAAATCAAATACACCCTTAGTATTATCTACATCAAATGAATCAAGCATTTCAAATGTCGGATAAGCCATTTCTATTTTAATATCATCTGTTAAATCTATTAAGTTAATATGATCTTTCTGAAATTTAACTGTAATTTCTTCTAAAGGTATATCAACATCTGCATACGTTTCTTTATCATCATCACATAGTATCTTCACAGACACAACCTCACCCACGGACTTGGCTCGTATGTTAAGAAACACATACTCCAAATCAAACATAGGCATCTTATTAACTTTAAGAGTCTTGAACGTACAGTTATCTACTATCGTGCGGACAGCATTCACCATATGTTTCGTATCCTCTTCTTCCATAGCCATCAATAGAATCTTTTCCTCTTTGACCAAAAATGGTCTAAACTTCAACTGTTCCTTTGTAGAAGGAACTACCAACTCATAGGTTGGTGTGTTAATTACTGGTAAACTCATAATATTTTCATCTCCTTATAATTATAAAATATTTCTAATTAAAACCTTGCTTTCTCTGCTGACTTATTGTCCAAGGATCGGTTGACTCTCTTGTTTCTGGGTCCGCATCGACCCAAATATCCTCAGATATTACATCATTAGACTCACTTAGACTGGGGAGGGGTTGACGTGCTCTCCTAGGAGCCGGTGTAGTAGGAGTAGGTATTTCTCTCCAATATCTGAATGAAAATTCCACATCTATTGTTTGATATGCATCATTACTGGCAGCCCCGAATGCTTGGCCGCTTACTGTTTTGGGAAACACTTCAAATAGTGTTACCCCATACTTATCTTTTTCTTCAGAGTCTAAAGCAAAAATAGAAATCTGGTAAGGATATGCATAATCTTTATAATAATATGCTTCCCAACTATCTTTATTAACTACCTTATTTTGCCAAGCCGTAAAAAACTTTCGTTCTGGCATTCCAGGAGTACATATGAAAGTTATGTTGGTAGGTCCGTAACTCACCGCCGTAGCCATTTCTCTAGTTGGGCCATAACGCAATTCATCGGGAGCACTAATAATTGTCTGACCTGGAATTTCTACCGTTTCGGCAAATAACCTCATATTTTCAGCCATTGGACCATTAGGGCCAATGATTGTAATCCTATACTTATTTTGCCGTTGGACATTGTTCCACTTTATTCGTGATATAAATGCATCAAGTGCCATAGTTAATTTTTTCCCTAGAAGCTTTATACACACTATTATTGTGTACTTTCTTACGACTATTAAATTCACCACTAAAAAATCGTTGCACTGGTAGTAATGCACCAATCAACATATCGTCAAGTGGTATTTGTAAAAACAAAGATTTTACTTGTTTTGCATTATACTGCCTAATCGTTGGTGCCACATAACGTAACGCCTTTACCTTATCCCATGTTACCACAGCAGTCTGTGCAGTCTCATCACCATACCCAGCTGCAATAAGCTCTAGAAGTTTTATCCTCATAGGGATAGGTAGATAGTGAAAGTTCAAACCTTTAAACCCTGTTTTAGATCCTCCAACAGGTAGAACTAAAGGAAATGTATCATAAAATGAAATTCTTGTTGGCTCTTTTGGTCTATAATTAAAAAGATTCAACATCCCACCTCTAGGTCTGGCCTGTGCGGTGGCATCAGCCTTACCTTCCCTAATTACACTATCACCTTTTAATGTGCCCAACGCTCTTACCCTATCCCTGTACCATCTGACAGATAGTTCTCTACCTTCCGCGGATTCTTTAATGTCTGCAAATAATGTCATACAAGACTATTTATCTACATTCGCAAAGTTTTTTCCGTCCAAACGTCAAACATCCAGTCTCGTTTATCACAATATTTTTTAGCTGCGGCCCACTTTGCACTATTGCGGCCCCATTCTCTTACCTCATATAGATAAGATTTGGTCTTTTTTCTTCCTACTTTTGGTGGTTTAAGAAACTTAGCAGGCTTCACTTCAATAATTCTAGTCTCTATCAATTGACCTTTTTTCACCTTCACTAAAAAGTCAGGATAGTATCTGTGTATTTTATTGTCCCAGGGAGACACATAAGGTATAACAACTTCTTCGCTAGACCATTCTATAACATTCTCATTACGGTCAAAATAGACCATACATTGCCGTTCCCACATAGATCGGTAGATAATGTTTCGTGGGTTGCCTTTATACTTACCAGGCTCAATAGGTACAAATTTGCCTTTATAAGGTTTGCGCCGTGAGTATTTCTTATTATCCATATAAATACTTATACAAGTTAGAGGAATTAAATATGGCAGCACAACAAAGAGGACCACATTCAGTAGTAGATATGAATGTTGTGGTTCATCCACCCGATCTAGGACTTAGTAGCCAGAATGGCAACTACATGATGTTTCAAACTTGGACTATGAAAGGTGGTGTAGGTTCAGCTACAAGTGATATGACATTCGAGGGGCCACATGGACCATTCATATGTCTGCCTATTCCTAGTGGTGTAGGTGCTACATACGACCAGGGTTGGGAACAAGAGGAGTCCGGTTGGTTGCAAAGCCTTGCCCAACAGGGTGTGGCAGTAGCTACTGGTTCAAAAACCGCAGGACAAGCAGGCGCTGATGTCGCTGCTACAGGATCTTCAACTGCTGCAAGTATGGGTGCTGTGGTTGGGACTTTGGGTAAGTTGGTAGGATTAGATAAAAGGGCCCAGCAATCAGGCGGTACTGCATCTTTCAGCAATACTTATGTTACTTACTCAGGGCCCGGATTCAGAGACTTTAATTTTACCTTTAGTTTAAAACCTCTAGATCAAGCGGAATCAGCTAATATTAAAAATATTGTAGACTTTTTTAAAATAAATGCCGCACCCATACAGGAAGCAGGACAACTCAATAGAATATACACTATGCCTAGATTTTTTTCTATGTCGTATCATAATAAAAATAAACCTATGGAACACTTGAATAAAATTGGTAAGTGTGCTTTAACAAGTATAGGTGTTGTTTATGGTGGTGATAGATTTGCCGTATTTCATGAAAATTCAGCACCAGTACGAGTAGATTTAACACTACAATTCAAGGAAGTACAACTACTCTCCCAAGCAGATATGATTAGTGGATATTAATTATGTATTTTCTTAACTTTCCTACAATCGCATATGACGCCACTGGTAATAAAACATATCAGACAGTATCCGATATACTAATTAGAATTGTTGCCAAAGCTGAAGTAAAAACTAGAGATACTTTATTCACAAAATATATAATAAAGGAAAATGAAACTCCTGAAAGTGTTGCATTTGACTATTATAGAAGCGCACAATTTCATTGGGTAATATTAATGTTAAATCAATATTATGATCGTTACTATGACTGGCCGATGACCCAACGCAATCTACAAGCGTATGTGTTAAGTAAATACTCTGATGCTAATGGTATACATCATTATGAAATATCTCAAAAGTCAGGAAACACCAATACTAAAATAAAGGTAGAGTTAGCTGAAGAGCCTGGTGCAACACCTATTACTAACTTTCTATATGAAGCTGATTTAAATGAAAATAGAAAAGAAATAAGACTATTAAATTCACAATATATTACAATATTTTCTAATGAGTTTAAAAACTTAACTCGTCATGGCAATTGATATTATACAAGGTTTAACGGATATTGGGTTGGGCGGAGTTCCCAATAGTCCTAGCCCCGGGGCCTTTGATATCCGTAAATGTGAGATTCAACACGGAGATGATGCCATTTATGACATTACTCCGTTAGTTGCGGAAATACATTTTTTTGAAGATATAGAACAACTTGGTATCACAGGTTGGTTAAAAATTAGAGACAGTATTAATCTTATTCGTAATGGTCTAATAATTGGTGAAGAACTACTGTGGTTAGATTTTGAAACGGCTGGTGCGACTGAGGCAGGTCATCCAGAATGGCAAATCCATGGTGATCCTCTATACATTCATAAAATTGAAGCTATAGAATCTCCTATAGGAAATCAAGGCAATACCACACAGTCCTGGTTAGAATACCGATTACATTTCTGCTCTACTGAAATGATAACAAATGATAGAATGAGAATATCAAAAACAGTTCAAGGAACTATTGGTAGCGTTAAAGGTGGTGGTGGTCACGATGGTATTGTCTATGATATAATAAGAAATGACCTGGGAGTTAATAAGTATATCTATTGTGCAAATACATATGGTATAAGACACTTCGTTACGCCTAATATGCACCCATTCGATTTAATTACATTCTTGGTAAACTCTGCACATTCGTTTACAGGCAAAAATATTGAAAGTCCACAGCCAGGTAAATCTTCAAATATGTTTAAAAATCAGCACGCTGATATGGTCATATATGAAACTGCACAGCGAGAAAAGCCTGAAGATGGTGGTTGGTTTTTTGTGCCACTACAAAGAGAAGAAACAGGTGCATCTACTTTACAAATTACTCTTAACAATTCTATGACTACTTCTGGTGGAGACAGCTTTGCGCCAACTGCAGCTGCCGGGCAATTAAGAGGTTATCCAGCTGCAATGCTAAGAAGTAAAAGTTTTGAATATATTATTACTGGTGATAAGTGGAAAACAATTCGTTCTGGATGTTGGGGGGCAACTCAAATCAGACATAATAGTGTCTCTAAATCTTTTGATAGATACACATCCGATTATCTAAAACAATTGAGAAAAGACACATATTCCCACGCATCAGAAACTCCAGTATTTTTCGACAGTGGCTCTGGAACTAAATTGATATCAGAATGGCCTAATGCAAATGTAGGATACTATAGTTTTAGTAAAGGTGATATGACTAGCATCAATAAAAGCACTTGGCGAGCAGATACACCATATGACGTAGGTGAACCTGATCATGGCATAATGAGAAAAATGCAAATGAGTCATATGTTAGGTTATGAAAGAATACAATGTGAAATGTGGGGTAACTCAGCATTACAAATTGGTAGAAATGCTATTACAGAATTTCCTCAAATTGGGGCGGCTTCTGGTAACCCAAGGGACACAGGTATTACAGATTCATGGGACAGATACGGTGAAGATAGAAATAATAATCTGTGGATGATTACAAAAGTAGCACATCATATCATTCGTACTGGTAACGATCCTATCTATACTACTACTGTGGAATTAGCCAATACCATGCGAGCCACAACAAAGAAGCTTCCGATATATGGATCTTTAGTTGGTTCTTCTAAAGTACCAGCTGCACTACCAAAAGGGGAAAGTGAATTTATTTGGACATAAAAAAAGGGAGCCCCGAAGGACTCCCCATATCGTAGTTGCCTTACGATTAACCGTCATCTGCCAACTTGGCAAAATAATCTAAAGTCTCATCATCATCGGTTGTTTCAGGAACCGGAGTAATGACTTCAACTTTCTTCTTGGGAGTAAATGTCTCAACAGTACCCTTAACTGATGTACCAGTAAGAACTTTGTTGAGCTTTTCCTTCAGTTCATCATAAGTCTTGAAAGTCTTTGGATCAACAAATTCTTGTAGACTATGTAACTTCTCATTATATAATGTTTCAAGGCGAGTATCATCACCTTCAAGCAGTTCTGAAGGATTATCAAACTCAGACTTATCGTAATTCCAATAACCATCGACCTTACGGATCTTGAGTTTAAAGTTAGCACCCTTCCACATATCAAATGGATTC